GGGTGGTGCCGGAAAAAACGAACGCGTCGCCCATCCCACTCAAAAACCACTCGCACTGTGTGAAAGACTATTGAAATCGTGTAAGCAACCACCCGAAAATGGATACGTATTTGTACCGTTTGCGGGTTCGGGGAGTGAGTGTGTAGCCGCGAGAGATTTGGGTCTTCCCTTCGTTGGAGTCGAACTTAACGAAGATTATGTAAAACTCATAAACGAAAGACTTCAATTAAAATCCTGACATATATAAAACAATGGCGACGTATTCTCAGGCACCGTGTGAATATGTATATAAAGTGAGTTCTTTGGAGAAAATAGTCGATGGCGACACGATAGATGTGGCCATCGATCTCGGGTTCGATGTACTCACGAAACAACGGGTTCGCCTATTAGGAATAGACACCCCAGAGTCTCGCACGCGTGATTTGGACGAGAAAAAGCTCGGACTTCTCAGCAAGAAGAAACTCAAAGAATGGTGCCTTAAAGCAGTCGAGAGTGAGAAGGACGATATAACTATTGAATTACGTTGTCCGGAGAAGGACAGTCGGGGCAAGTTTGGCCGCATCTTGGCAGAAGTGTGGGTCTGCGAAGATGGACATTGGACGAATGTTAATCGCTGGATGTGTGAAAACCATTACGCGGTTCCCTATTCGGGGCAAAATAAAAGCGCCGTCGATTCCTTACACGAACAAAACAAGAGATGTCTCATTCGTAACGGTGAGGTTTCGTTTGAATAATATATTTACTTATATTTGCGCGGGTTTCTCGTCAAGACGAAATACGCTATGACGGCGACGACAACACTGCCCATCAAAATACCGGTACCCATCATTTGGTGCTTAGTGGATTTTTTGCGTTCTTGGATCATTTTACTATACCTTTATATTTAAATTTCAGGTCCCCCTGAAGATTCCGAGACGTTTAATAAATTGGATTTACGAGAGGACTGATTTCGCATTTGTGACGACGAACCCATAAATTGCACACCCACTTTTCACCACGAGTGACATCCATACCTCCATGTATCGCCTTTTTCGTTTTGAATCCATAATTATTTAAATTATCAAAAATCAAAACATCACCCGTCTTATATTTGAACATTTTTCCTAAATTTGGAAATAGAGTGGCTCCACCATCGTAGTCTTCGTTTAATGCTATGATAAACGTATGAACCCTCGGGTTTTGCATGTTTGCGAGCGTATCGTAATGGGGTTTGTAAAATCCACCTTTATTGTATTTTACAACCTGCATAAATTCACAATTCGCGATCGGTTTATCGACGATGGCTAAACATCTATGAGCAATTTTACGTACCGTTGGATCTTTCAGACTCAACCACGCCGTTTCGCTGTGTCGGATGTTTGTATCTACGTCTTTATCCATAGATATTCTCGATTCCTTTAGTTCTTTGGACGCTCTCTTTTTTATGTAGTCCGCTTCTTCTGGTGTTATGAATTCACCAAGTAATAATGGTTCATTGTATTTAGGTAATATCGTGTATAATGCGATTAAAAATATTATGATTAAGATCAACGAGAAGACCATCTATTATATACCTGATTTAATTTTTCTAAACTGAACCATCCGATATGATTACTATTCGTACTATACTTGGGATTTATAGTCGGATAGTCTGCTTTTAATGGCCAGTAATTCCGGAACACATCCGCTGTATGAAGTGGTGGCTTTCCTTTCATTTCTCGGTCGTAATTCACTCTGTCTTGTTGTTTCTGTATTACATTTGGTCTTTTACGATATTCTTGCATTCGTTCCAATTCACAGTCTTTACACCGGGATCCCATGAGTCCATCTGGATTTGCTCTATTTACGCCATGTTCTTTTACTTTACCACATTTCTTACATATTTTTCTATTATCCATAGTAATTACATAAATTTATTCTTTATCTAGATCTACGGAAGAAGATTACGTACACTATGACGACTGCTATGATATAAAGTATCATCTCTTATAGACGAAGATAAATTTACTATAGAGTTCTGAGATTTTACTTCCCTCTAAACCTTCCCAAGATACTAATGTAAAACCCATTTCCATCATTCGCGTGATGAGGATATCTCTGTATCCAATGGGTTCAGGTACTTCACCGTTCGCGTAATATGGCGTATCTACCAATTTTACTTTTAGTTTTTCACCATAATTCCCATACCCACTATTTTCATCCATGATGAAATAATTTCCAAGCTCATCTTCTAACGGGGTTTTAAAAATTATTTTTTCCGAATCTGGAATGATTCCAATGAACATCCCACCAGGTCTCATTCTGTGTTTGATTTCTCGCATAGATATATCGAATAGCTTTTTAGATTCGAATATATAATGTAATGAAAAATTGTAACATATAACATCAAATTGTCTTTTTGGACACTTTGTGATGTCACCCAAATAGAAGTTTGCCCGAATCTTCATATTCTTAGCGCGCGATTTACACTCATCTAGGGATTCTTGTCTGGGTTCGCACATGTTGATGTACGCACCACAATTCTTCCATTTCATTAAATCACCACCAAACCCCGAGCCCACATCCAAAATGTGGTATCCCTCTTTCGTGACAGATTGGATTAGAGCGCGCTTGGCGTCATTGTGATGTTTACGGATTTCCTCCATTTTATATTAAAAAACTGATTCTTTTAAACAACTTAGGGCTAATTGTCGCTGACCCATTTTGAACCGACCATCATTCTGATAATTGGATTTAAATGTATCGTCATTTAATTCTTTTACTACTTTCTCTAGGTCTGTTTTATCACTCTTTGGTACCATACACAATAAACGACCACCAAATCTTTGAACTTTCCCCAAGAATGCGATTTCTGATTTTCTTGACAAGGTTCTTACGTATATACAGTCTTTACCGTTGTTATTTTCCATTAATTTAAGATTTCTCGCCGCGCCCCATTCAAACCAATTCTTTTCCGTGAATTTTCTTATTTTTCTATCCATCAACGTTTGTTTATATTTTTTCAAATGTTCATCTATTTCCTTATTTTTCGTTGGAAACTGATTCACGTATATAAACCTTTCTGTCATATTCTCATCCTGAAGTACATCTATGTTACCGAGTGGAACTTTAAACACTTCATCTTTCGCAGATACCATACCAACACCTACATCAAAATAGTCTTCTATTTTTTTCATTTCTTCACTTTGGTCACCGAATGTGATGATTCCTCCCAATACATTATACTTTGTGTGTTCTACACGTGGTTCTTCGGGGATACCGTGTTGAACGACACAAGTATCCATAAATGTCTTGCTATGGTAGGTCATTATCGGATCTATCACGACTCCTTCGCGATTTATTTTCTGATACCGGAATACTGTCACATCTATGCTCGCATTTTCGAAAAGAGAATTCTTATGGGGGAATAAAAAGTGTGTAAATTTTCCATTTTCGCACATTTCAACGATTAACTTCGATGTGGTAGTTAATCTCATGAAGTCAGATGGTACCACAAATATCAATTCCCCACCGTCATCTAGTAAATGGTAACACTTTTCAATGAATTTTATGTACATATTGGATGCGCTTCCCTTTCCCTTAACATATGGAGGATTGCCGACAATTGTTTTAAATTTTTCGTCAAATTCATAAGAAAGAAAGTCCTCGTATATGACTGTTTGATTATTATTAAAAACTACTTCGGGTTCTATGGTTTTGTCTATTTCAAAACATACCATTGGATGATTTTCATTTGTTTCTAAAAAGTTCATTAATATATGCCCCGCACCAAAGGATGGTTCCAGTAGTTTAGCACCTACATTTTCTACGCGATTAAATATATAGTTTCTTAATCCCGTGTGTTTGGTGAAATATTGCCCTAGACTTTTCTGCTTATCTACCATCTTGTGTACTTAATGCTCAAAAACTTTAAGCGGTTCTGCCCATTTTTCAAACAGTTCATGAGTCTTAGATTTCACCATATTCATGTATTGTCGGTCATCTCGTCTAACTCTATCGTTTGGATAGGAGATTTGAAACCCATTCGAGGGATTAATGAAGATTTGGGATTCTGGCACTTCATCGAACGTTCCACACCACACTTTATTTTCCGTTTTTGATATGATAATGAGTCCATACCGTTGAATTTGGAGAGGGGAATGCTTAACTGCTCGGGCAATTCCAACCTTATCTCGGCAGCTCTTATCATTGTACATGTAATTGATGAGTTTCACGATTCCACAGAGGTTGTTTCGTTGATTTTTGTTTGTGGTATCAAATGACTTGATATTGATTGGAAAATCGGGAACTTTAAATTCACTCATATCAAGGTAAATATCACCAAACGCCCGTGGATCGCTCGGCTCCTTGAGACGAGTTCTCAACACCCTGTCTCCCAAAAGAATACCACGAATAATCGCTTCATCTTTTACAGAGTTGATTCTACCATCAACATATTTTTGACTCAAATTAATCTTTTTGGTGAGCAAAAGTCGCTGACAATATTCCAACACCTTGTTAATGTAGGCGTTGGTGATCGAATTTCGGATTCTCAAAGACATTTTCAGATTTTATATAAAAAAAGTACTAAACTGACCCCACTTAGGAGACCTAATTCTGACCAATGTCTTCCTAAGTCAAAACGGGGCTTAAAGTTTTGGGTATATATTCATATACAATATACAAATGGCCTCTCTCACGAGCGATTACACGACCGTCCCGGGACAATTATTTGCGTGCTTGTCCGTTGTTGGACCGGAAGCACCGCAAAAAAACGATAAATTTGGAATTAAAATTCGTGGAGCTTTTGCTTCCCGCTCCGAGGCTGCGGAACATGCGAAACGATTACAAAAGGAAGACGCCACGTTTGATATTTATGTCGTCGATATGTACAAATGGTTGTTAATCCCGCCGGATCCGACTAAGATCGAGGACGCCCATTTCGCAAATGAGAAATTGGAGGAGATTATGCAGGGGTACAAAGAAAACCAAGCCCAAGCTACGAAGATGTTTGAAGAACGTAAGGCCGATATGATGGCAGTCAGAACCGGAGATACTTACGCTAAGCCCGGTGATGATAACAGTAGATACTACAATAAGCCAGATGAAGCACCGATTAGCCACCCGGCGGAAGTTTTGGAACGTCTCCAAAAGGAAAAGCCGGATGCTCCCATGGAAGATTTGGTCAAGGAGGCTGATGAAATTGTTGCCCAGGAGATGAAGGAGCGTCAAGCACAACGAGAAGCCGACGCAAAGAAGGAGGCTGAGGATACCGAATCGACCGACGCTAAAATCGAAGAAAAGTCCGAAGAACCCGGTGAAGAAGTTTCGTCCGCGTAAGATAAAAAATATTAATTAGTAATAAGATGTTGAGTGTAATTCTAAATTTGATTACATTATTAATTGTCGCCGCATTATGTGTCTTGTTTTTTACCTTGAAGAAAAAGAGAAAAAACAAGAAAGAAACCGATACAGCCTACGATGTCGCAACGGATATGTTGAAAGATCCGCTCATCGTGAGTCGCGCGTATTTCACCGAATCAAAAATCGGTGATATTGGTGATTTTTCTGGTTATTCGAATCCGGAATCGGAAATTAAGAAGGTTTAAGTATGACGGGCTGCATTGTCTTACCCATAAAAAATCCTAAAATAAAACCAACAAATACTATAATATAGGTAGTTTTATCTATTGATGCAAAAATATCCATAGGCTGATTCGGTGAAGAATTCATTGGCTGCCATTGTTGTTGCATCATTGGGTACATAGGCGGCGGGGGAGGTGGCGCGGAGTGCATGGGCTGGGCGTATATGGGTGTGGAATCTTCGTACGGATCGTCGTGAATCTCCTGGTTTTGTTTGTCTATAGAATCAACTTCGGATTTATAGTCGATTGGATTGCCTATATCAGTCTCCATTTATTAAATAATTGCTCTTTTTTTTAAGCTAAAATTACTCATTCCAATCTTCATCCTCCTCTTCGTCTTCGCTGACAACGAAACCCTTTAAGTTTCCGTTTTCATCTTCTTCGTCATCTGAGTCGTCAAATTCGGAGTCTTCTGAGTCGTATTCGTCTTCCGTATCTAGGTCGGAATTATCCCACCCTTCGTCGTATTCGTCATCACCGAAATCGTCATTAACAACTGTTTCGGTTGGGACAAATAATTGCGGTTTTTTAACGACGCGTCCATACCTGGTACGTATAGCACCTTCACTGATGTTAATATTTTCCATTTGTTCGACTAATGTGGCCATTTAATAGATATTAGTAAATTCTTTTGTTTAAGTACTTTGGATGGAACACCTCGTTATTGTTTATCGCATTATCCATTAATCTCTTTTCAAATGTATAACCTATTGTGTTTGATAATTGGTGTATCTCATCCTGAATGCCCAAATTCCTTGTTTCGCCGTACAATCCCAGGTCTTCTAAACGATCGAGAGCTTCTATTAAGTATTGTTGTGCTACTCTGGGGCTATGTTCGAGGCGTTGTGCCAATTTGAGTTTGGATAGGTATTCCATATAGATTTCAGGCTCAACTCCTGAGTATTTATGGACTTTTTGTTTCAGATCCTTGAGGGTATCGACCCGCTCTTTAATAGACTCTTCTTTATATAATAATTTATATACCACAAATGATGAAGCACATATGAGGACAAGCGCCATTTAACTTAGATGTATTTTTTATTTCGGGTATAAAACTCCCATCACTCTCGGGCTAATGCTATATATTTTACCCTTCTTGATTTTACATATTCCACAATCCTGGTTAATCTTTCCTTTGCTCGTGAGGATGAAGCTTGTACATTTGTCATCATGATTCTCTCCTGCTATTTCACAATATGTAGAAGTTGTTCCTATTATATAATTCTGTCTATTCTTTTGTATCTTGATAACTTTCAAATTTGAATGTTTTTTGTCTATATGTTTTGTGATGAATTTCTCAACATCTTCCTTACAATCCATTGGATTTATTCCAGTGTTATTCGTGGTGGTACTTTGTTTCAATCCTATACATTTTCTCATTTCCACCTTTTCGGGATATAGCTTATCCACTATTGACGGATTTAGTTGGTACGTGCGTCCCACAAAATCTTTACAATATCCATTTCTTCTCCCATCTAAAGTATCACACGTACAAAAGCATTTTTGTGCTATTCTATCGCCACTTATATAGAAATACACATGATTCGATCCATGATTTCTTCCTATATTTTCACAGTATTTAGAATTACTAGAAATTAGGAATCTGTGTTCGAATTTAAATAACTTTGAAACTCGCGCATCGGCTTGACCGTTTATATTTTTCTTGATAAACCGTTCTATTTCATATTTTAACTCTACATCATCTACTTCATCTTTAGTTTGTATTTCTGTGAATGACCCCTCTTTTACTGCTTTTGTTGGTCCTTCTATCGTAACAAAATCAGTTGAATCCGTTCGTACAGCGGACATGGCTAGAATCTGGGCGTCCGGTGTCTGGCCTATTCTCGTCAATGAACTTAATAATCCACCGGGTTTAAATACAAATATAGGCAGATATGGACCTTCGGTAATACCCTTTGTCATTTTGTGCGACCATGGCATTCTGAAACCACTCCCCTTCGAACGTTTAGTTATATCTCCATAGACCGCGGAATCTATGATACTTTCCCAATCCTCGGAACCCTTTGCTATATATAACGCAACTAATATATGTTCTCGTAAAGCGATGGCACTTTTTTGATCTACAACAAATCCGGGAAAATTTAAATGCACTCCCGTTTTGATTTTATCACCCGCCGGTTTTGGTTGTGCTACTGAAATTAAGCATTCCCTTCCACCCTTCGTCATAACCTTGTTACAAATTATTTTACATATATCTTGTATATCATTCAAGTTTAACGCTTCTTCGGCTTTGTAATCTATATCTACGAAAAAATTATAATATTTTGTTTTCTGTTCGACTACATATATCTTTTCTCCCGACAACACACTTTCTGTGTATTTATCGTAAAATTCACTCAATCTATCAGATGGCACGGATAGGACTCCCCCATTCATGAGCACATGTGATAGCTTGTTACCGCCATGATCGAATTTTTGTTCTGCGCACCAGCGCTTGAACATACTTACATTTCTTACGATTCTATTTTTTAATACCGTCTAATTGAAGCAGAGATGGAAACATCTGCAAATTCTTTATCTGTAGCAAGCTCCTTTTTTAACGTTAGTAATTCATACACTGTTCTTGTAGCGAGTTCGTCTGCCTTTTCTTTTGCGTCATCTTCTGAATACCCTCTATTTTCTATGAGTAATTCTCGGATTTCACGTAAAATATAAGCCTTCGATTTCATCCTATTTTATAGAAAATGTTTTTCTATTCAGTGATTGAACACAGGTATAAAATTCCGGATTTTTAATGATATTATCCACGATCAGATTCCATCTCTTTCGACAATTATATTCTTCTAATGTATCGAAATTCATGAAATCATTTTCGTCGAATGTCTTTTTTATTGGTTGTTTATTTGCTTTCTTTGCTTGACATTTTGCTTTTTCGTCATAAAATTTTTTGATAAGTGTGTGTTGGTCATTTCGTTTCCAATCAACGAAAAAAATGAACACATTATAGACCAAGTCCACAGTTGGACTTTCTTTTACTGTAAATACAAACGACGTGTATTCACCTTTTTTGAGTGATACTATACCTCTTGTTTCTTCTTCTAGTTCTCTTAGAGCACATCTAAGCGGGTTGTAAATTTCCCGTCTTCTGCATCCTCCTGTGACAAAAATCCAATCTTTAAATCTTCGATCTCTCACGGTTAAAAACCGTGGCTTTGCGTCTGCGAAACTAACCGGAATCGCTATTGCTTTGTACTTTTTCATTGCTCATTTAGCAAGTTACAATATATGAATATGATTATTTCACAGACATTGGCTCGGCTACCTGAGAAATCGGCGTAATAGATTGGGTTGGCTTTTCTGGTTGTGTAGAAGGTTTTTCTTCATTACCCTCTTCATAATCTTCGTCATCTTCTTCCGACATACCGTCGTCATAATAACTCAAGCTATTAAGATGATTGGCCATTTGAGAGGAGAACGTCTTCATTTCAGAAACGTCATTTCTTGTACTTTTTAATTCACTGTAGAGGTAGAGGCTTCCTAGAACGCACATAGCGAGGGCAATAAGCATCATTGTTTCACGATCAAGAGAGAACATATTGGTATAACTAATATATTACCGTCTGAACTTTTTAAGTTCCTATAATCGCACCCATATGGACACCTTTATTACTCGGGACTGTATAACCTGCGTCTCTACCAAACTGAAGTGCGTCATAATGAGGTTCCTTTGATTCCGGAGAAACGCTTCTGCGTACATTGGTCACATTTTCGTCGTATGGAATAGGTTTTCTATTCTCCGACGACTCTACTAGCTTAGGATCCACTATTCTTTCCAGTGTCCTGGACTGGGGATCATAGGTTAGCACAAATACGAAAGCAAGTAAGAACAGGGCTGTCCAAAACATGCTTATTTCTAATATAATTATCTATTTTTTTGATACTGCTTAGTTGGCATACACAAGACCGGCCATGCCGTTTTCTATGCGCATAATGTTGTAATTCACGGCATAAATTGCATCAAGCGAGCTGCTACCGGAGTTGACAATACGAGCCGAATCGAGACGCGAGAAATTTAAGGAACCAGTGGGCTGTAACTTGGCCGTTTCCAAACAGAACGGGTAAATGAAGAGAGAAGTCTTCTTGTCACCCGTCGAGTTCGCAACGTGGTAGTAGCTACTGACCGCAGAGTAGTTCGGCATCGTGAATTTGTAGTCACTGCAATCGGTACCGTTGATTTGGAGCTTGGTCTTGTTCGTCGCCGTCATCATACCGTTAGCCGAGCAGTTCGACGCGAGGAACTTCACCGGGTGATTAAACGAAAGTTCCTGAACCTTGGCCTGACTGGCGATAACCTTTTGGGTTTGGGTAATCAACAAGTTCATCGGCTTAGAGGACAGAACCGTACGTTCATCCGTGTCCAAGAAAATGTAGTTCGCGTAGGCTTCCCACTTGTTGCTAGCCGCGGAGTCACCCCAGTGAATGCGGAGTTCGACGTCGTGGTATTGCATGGCTATCAACGGAAGAGCGGATTGCCAGTTTTCGCAAAATTGAAACCTGAGGGGGTAAAATTGTTCACCGGCACCGCCACGGTAGATACCACCACCAACAGACTTGGAAGAAGACGTAGCTAAAAGTTCCGGCGCAATCATCGTAGAGAATGTAGAATCTTGTTCATCGATCAATTGTCCACCCACGAACAATTCGACCTTGGAAATTTTATCGGCCCAATCGGTCACGGTGGCAGATTGGGTACCATTGGTGTGAATCGGGGCAAGATAAACATAGGACAACATGTCACCCTTTCTCTCGAAGCGAATGGAGGACATGCCATTGTTTTGGATGTTGCCTTGTATGACCTGACGTTCACAGGACTGAGAAAAATTCGTCGCACGTTTGTACGTAGAGCGGAAAAAGCTG